ATCAGGATTTCCGCCGACTCGGCGCGGACTATCCAACGATCTCGGATGCCGAAAGCGGTTCTGTAAAGCGCGCGCCTCTCTTCCAGATCCTCCCGCAGCCGCGCTATCTCATCTTGCATATCCTCGATACCACGAGCGGAGAGGCGGTCCATCTCCGACTCCGCAGCCTCGGCGCGGGTGCGTAGGTTCTTCTCAATGATTCGATCCTCCTGAATTGTGAGATTTGCCTCCCCGATGATCGCATTCAGCCGCTCTATCGTCCCCTCGTACTGAATCACCAGAGCCTCGGCATGAGCTTGAGCCGACTGTGTTCTTCGGATCTCCGCTCTCAAGAAAATCTCAGCGTCAGCATCGTCCTGAGCGAGACCTCGGAGACGCGCTATCTCGCCCTTAACTGCCTTAAGGTGCTGAAGGTTGACTTCCCCGGCCGCAGCCTCACGCTCCATGATGAACAGAATGTCCTCGATGGTAAATTTTTCCATTACTCGTCCCCTTCCAGCGCGGCAAGCAGTTCAGTTTCGATCGCATCCCATTGCTCGCCATCATCAGGGAATGTCGCATCGCGGGATATAAATGTGTGCATCCACCTCGCCGCCGCCTCGACTTTTCGCAGCCGCGCGAGTTCTTCGGCCATTTCTTCATACGAGTCTTCATCAAATTCAGGTGGGTATTCCGGCCTAGTGTCGATCATCTCATCACCTCCGATGCAATGCCCACGCAGCATCGACGTAATTATCAAGCAAATATTTAGGCTACTCATCTTACAAACCCTCTTTCATTCCTCTTGCTACCCATCATCCCATCATAGACTGGCTTGTCAAAAGTTCTCTTGTCTATCCACCACCAAGCAGTGTCGCCATGCTTAAAGTTCTTTCTGACCATATCTCTACATAGTTCTGGGTAGATGTTTTCGTAATCCACTTTTTCTTTGGTTGAATTCCTCACATACTTCGGGCTGATGCATAGCTTTATCTCATCATAGAATGGATCTATTTCGTAGATGTCTTCGATAACATCTCCGCAAACGTATAGGTATCCATACTTCTGCACTCTCCAATCGCATGAGTTAACGAGTTCTTGTCTATACATATCCAACGACCCAATCGAAGGAATCAACCACGGTGTCTCGTAATAATTTCTAGGCTTATCTGCTTTTTGCATTCTTGTATCCCATCAGTTCAGAGTATGAAAAGTTTCCCCTATCACAGGCTTCATCGATTGTTAACTCATCTCCACCGAATCCTCTGACGTGATTGTTTTCAACGATCACATACTCGTACACGCAATACTTTCCGTTAACAAACGCAACCCCTGTCGGCGTGATTCTCCACATGCCTGTTGTCTTGGTGTCTCGACTGTCGTCTAACTTAGGCTTCTGCTCAATCAAGCCCCACCATCTCAGCTTGGCAAAGTCTCCTCCACCATCGTATCCGTAAAGTCTTTTGACATGATGATAATCATTTGGCTTTCTGTACAAGCTGACTAATGATTTAAGCCCACCCTTTGGAAACTTTCTCCGGTATGTTCTCGAAATGTTTCCGCAGAAACGACACTCTTCTTCAATCGGATAGGGGCTCTTTCCTTTTCCTTCAGGCTTAACTGTGTCGTCGTACAACAGCTTCTTTACTTGACCCATTACTTTTCTCCTAGCGTGTCAAACATGCCATCAAGGGCTCGCTCACGGTCTGCAAGCGTCACAGTCTTAACCCCGTCCCAACTCCCGCGTAGATAAACAGACTCGACATTTCTCGCCGCCGCTTCAATCTTACGAAGGCGCTCGATCTCGTTGCTTGCATAGTCGCAACAAGCACAATGAATACCCGAAGTCAGTTGGCAGTTATCATCCATCACTCTTCTCCCTTCGATTGAAACGGTCGAGCTGCGTGCAATGCACATGACGTGATGTGGCAGTGCCTGACTACGGACACCTGCCAAGCGCAGCACTCCAGGCATTTCAAATCAATCGCTGCTCGCAAGGACTTGCCAATCTTCTCGGCTCGCTTTGCGTATCGTTCTCGTTGTTCTTCAGGGCACGTCTCTAGTACGTTGCTCATGTGTTCTCCAGTTTGTTTAGGCGTAAAACAAAAGGGGGAGCATGAATGAATCACACTCCCCCTCTCTTGCTAGTCCTCTAATTAGTTGATCCGGTTAACGGACTTACAGTTCATACCTGCCGTTTAGATTTGGGATCACGTTGCTATCCTGTAATGTTGCTATCAGAATGGGATGTCCTCTTCTTCATTGTGTCCCTTCACTGGAGCAGGGTTGGGGATCTCTGCGTTCTCTCGAATCTGCTTCAGTTCAAACGTGACGAACTTGAACGGCTTGCCTGCCTTTGACACTCGGTCCCATGCTGCGCACTGCAACCGGACGATCCCGTCTTCCGGCGGATCATCCTTCACGTGCTTGAACAGAATGCGAAGCTGATCAACTGAAATCTCTCCGCTCCCTGTGAGTACGGGATGGTTGTCGTTCGTCTTGTAGGTATTCTCAAACAGCCAAAGCCGTCCTTTGTCTTGCGGCTTGTTATCTTCTGACATCTATATTCTCCATTCTTCTTTAGTTATTCTTATTCATTAGAGGCTGACAGTTCAGCCTTCTTATCCTTGAACGCTTGAAGCACTGATGCGTAACGCTCCGGCGCTTCCTCTTCCATCGCCTTCAAGACCTTGATGTTATCCTTCCAAAAACTAGCAAGGTTGTCAATAGTTTCTGCATCCTTAACGAATACAGAAAACGTTTCTTGAGTTGCGCGATGCATCTCATCGCTGTTCTCTGCTGTCTCTACTTTTTTCTTAGCTACTGGATCTGTCTTCGCTTTGGTTGTTGCCTTCTTCGCTGTCTCACTCGACGCTGAAGGCAAGTCTTCGCCTGCGTAGATGTAATGACCCAAGCCAAACATGGCAAACGCCTTGACTAAACACCTCATGTTGGAGTCACCAATGTCACGAGCAGTTGGATCTTTAACTGCCGCGTTAGTAAACCCAGTCATAACGGGAAGGAACATCGTTCGTTCAAGGTTCCCAATTCTGACAGTGCAATGCACGGTTGCGGAAGCGTCATTGTGATACTCCGTTCCTGTGAATGCGTACTCGTACTCTGGGAAATTCTCCATCATGACTTGATGAGCAAACGTCCAAGATAGGTACGAAAGGTTGTTCTTCTTCTTGATGTGTTTGGATACGTCGATATGAGACAGCGTGTCCCACACCTCTTTGAATGTGTAGATAGTTTCTTCACTCATGCTTCAATCCTTTCGTCTTTCGTTTCTAACACTTCAGCACATTTCTTACATCGAATCTTCGTCGGCCAAGGATCTTCCTTTGTGCCCACTTCGTATCCGATCCTTCTCGTTTTCCTTGGCCTGCCTGAGACATGACCGTTCTCGCAAACTATGACCAGCCTGTTGTGATTCCTTGCGCTCACCTTGCAAGCGTTGACCTTTACCATTGGTATTGATTTAGACATACTATTCCTTTCCCTAATCCAATTCACTCATATACTGACTACAAAAACTAGACACACCACAGTAGTTTCCAACGCATCGAGTTGGAACTGAATCCCTGGTTAGAACTTCGGCCTTGAGATTGTTATCGATGATAAACATCTCAGCGTCAGAGCTGCTGTTGAAAAGGCGATGCGCTCTCGCTGACAGCCCACCGTTCTGTAGGTATTTAGTAACAGCGAAAATCTTCCGTCCCTTCCATCGCTCTTCATTCGTGCATTCCCTCACTGGGTCAGCAGTATGATCCCTGATGCATCGTTCCATGAATTCTTTCTGCTGATCGAACGACCACAGCTTGATGGGTATGCGAACGACCGACTGCCTAGGGAACTTGGCGTCCCTCCGTACCAACGCAGCAGTCCAGTCCCTCACCACAGCAATGACTTCTGCTTCGCTTACGAAATACCCATTCTCTTTTGCGAGGTATGCGTAACAGTTGAGCTGCTTCTCCCATGATTCCTGACCATTCGGATTGATGATCAAGGCTGAGCCACGCACAGTTTTGTAATCCTTGAGCGCCCACTCCCCACCACCAAGAGGTGAGAGCAGGTCGCACTGACCGGAGACTGTCTTGCCAAGCATCTCTGCCCAGAACCTGCGCTCCGCAATGTCGTCCTCGTCTGCCCCGTGCTGTAATATCTCATGGATGGCTGTGCCCAAGATGGACATGATCCGACCGGACACATCCTCTTCAATCTCATCATCGTGAACCCTCTTGAGGTGAGCGATCTGAGGGGAGTCAATCATCTCGGTCACTGAGAAGTCAGCACCATCCTTGCTGTAGGGATTCTTCTCTTCGTATCGAACGAAAGCTTCTGGAAGGTCATGGTTATTAGTTAGTTTAGGCATGTTCATATCCTTTCACGAAATGAATTCAAGGTGTTAAATGTTAACCAACCAAACATTAGGGGTCAACAATAAATGTCATGGGATGTAGATTTTTGGATTGACGGTCAGCCGCAGTCAGCTAAGAATCGTAGGCAGATTGTTCGTCATGGAAACATACCAAGATTAATCAAGAGCAAAGCCGCGCTGGAGTATCAAGATTTATTCAATGCTCAGTGCTTAGTTTTAGATGAACTACTTGAAGGAGATGTCGCACTATGGCTGGACCCTTACTACAAAAGCCGGAGGCCAGACTTGGCATGTACGGAACTGATAATGGATCTTCTTCAAGGGAAAGTTTACAAGAACGATCGGCAAGTCAAAGTGCAGGGCTCCAGTTGGAACCTGTCCAAGACGAGACCTGGATGCAGGATAAGAGTCCGGCGTATCAACTCATCAGGGTGTACAGAGATGTCATCATTGGAGCCCTCAAAGATATGGGGTGCGGAACCCCCTCCGAAGTAGGAAGTGTAAGAAGGTGGATGGGTTCTGATTCATTCTCTCACTGCTGTGACTTGTCAAGGTGGGAGGAAGGGTGGATAAGAGAGACGTTCATAAGCATTGAGTCTCTTCCTCACGCATCAAGAAAGCCAATCACGAGAGAGTGTATTGAGATGATGAAGGCTCTTTCAGGGATGGGCTTGGACACGCACAACATCACGAGTGCAGAAAACCACTACGAACAAGGCGGTATGTGAATGTTATCAGGCTCAGTAAGCGATCAAGAGGAATACGTTCGCAATCACCTTAACTCAACAAACATAAGAGGCAGTAATTTCAGAACTGTCTGCCCATTATGTTCAAGCGATAGAAAAAATAAAACAGACAGGACATTCTCTGTTCGTATGGACGACGGTGTAGCCGTGTGGATCTGTCATCACTGTGAAGAAAAAGGATCTACTCGATTGGAAAATACAGACCTTCCGTTCATGCAAGACCATTACGCAAATGAGCCATCAGAAAATTACAATAGGCCAGCCCCTATACTGGGTGAGTTTGAAGAGTTAACAGACGAGCAGATAGGTTACCTTTCCAAGCGAGGCATCAGCGCAAAGACCGCCGAAAAAATAGGGATCATTAGTCAGAGCAAATTCATTCGCAGCCGAGAGGGTAAGTTTTTATGCCTCGGTTTTGTTTACAAGAACCTAGACGGAAGCCAAGCTGTAAAGTTTAGAGACGCCAAGAAGAACTTTCTCCAAGCAGGAGCTGCCAAAAGTTTCTGGAGGATTGAAGAGTTCAAAGAAGGTGACCTAGTAATCACCGAAGGAGAAATGGACGCTGCCTCCTTTGAAGAGATCGGAACCTTCGCCACCTCCGTACCCAACGGAGCCCCACAAAAAGTGGTGGATGATCCAGACCCATTGAGCAAGAAGTATATGTACCTTGCGGAGTCTGAAGAGTTCATAAAGAAAGCCTCAAGAGTTATCATAGCGACAGACAGCGACGGTCCTGGCGAAGCGCTTGCAGAAGAGATCGCTCGACGGATCGGGAAGTCCAGATGCTGGCGGCTCCACTACCCAGACGGATGCAAGGATGCCAACGAAGTCTTGATGAAGCACGGGGCCGATGTCCTCAAGGAATCCCTGAAGGATGCGACACCGTGGCCCATCGGCGGGCTCAGGCAGGCCAGCGAGTACGCCGACTCAGCACTCAAACTGTACCGAGACGGGATGTCCCATGCTGTGGACATTTCCATCGGGGGAATCGACAAGATCTTCAAGCCTGCCCCCGGAACACTCGCCATCTTCACTGGCATCCCTGGCTCCGGCAAGTCCACGCTCACAACATGGCTCTCATACGTCCTGGCTTCTCAGCACGACTGGCAGGTGGGTGTCTTTGCGGCGGAAACATCTTCCCAGGTTCACTTGCTCCAGCTCGCGGCGCTACGTTGCGGGAAGCCCTTCATGGGGGCTGACAAGATGAGCGAAGTGGAGCTGACCAAAGCATTCGCTTGGATAAACGAAAGGTTTGTATTTCTAGATGAGTCTGAAACATCAGTAGACTCTATCCTTGATCGTGGTCAAGCTGCAATCATGAGGAACGGTTGCAGACTCTTGGTGATTGATCCATTCAACTTCCTCTCTGGAGAATCCAGATCGAGTCGAGACGATGATGGCTCAACCCAAGGCATCAACAGAATCCTCGTCAAGCTGAAGTCCTTTGCGGTGGAGCATGACGTAGCGATATGGCTGGTTGCCCATCCTAAAAAAATGGAGAGGTTTCAAGGCAAGAATCACACACCCGGAGGCTACGACATCTCAGGCTCAGCCCACTTCTTCAACGTGGCGGACAACGGGATCACGGTAGAACGTGACGGTCAAGAGCCTTGGGTTTCAAAGGTTGTATCTTGGAAGTCAAGGTTCCCTTGGGTTGGATCACTTGGAAGCACGAAGCTTAGTTTGGACAAGTATGGGACAGGCTCGTACTCCAAGGTGCTTGAGTGGGGTGACCACCCTAACGATTTCAACACTGGATCAGGTAATGATTGATCAGACCATATTCGATTCGATGCTGACTCAAGGCTTCATTGAATTGCCAGAGCATGAAGCTGCTCACTTGTTCATTGAATCTCTTGCCTTGTCAGGCTCTTCAATTAAAAGCTTGGACATAGAGAAGATGATGGACGGTGGTGGTTCACACAGGTCAAGCGCTGACTCAATCGCTGACCAACGCATGATATTTTCAGGGGCTTACAGATCGATGGTCAAGTCATGCGAAGAAACCACGATCAAGTCCGTAATGGATTGGTGCAACTCACCTTACGGATACTCCAAAGACAAGGAGGACCTGAGCGCAATGGCTCAAGTCCTCCTCCCTGGTCTTCGATGTCTTGCTCGGTACTACGGATGTTCAGTCCGAGACCCAAGAAGAATTCTTAGATCACAAGTCTATCACCGAGACTCATGAGCTGAACGGAACCAAGCTTAGGTCGATGTACACATCTCGCGTGCGAACGTAGAGACCGTCGTACTCTTTAAGCAATCTGATTCGTGTGACCTGAGCAGACCCAGCGCTGCCCATCTGAACAGTCTTCTTATGAGTCTTCAGCTTCTCAAGCGACTCAACAATTTTTTCCCAGTCCATTCGGTTTGCTTTCACTTTATTCTTTACCTTCATTTGATGTCTTCCTTTCGTTTTATTCTTTTTTCATTTTGAATTTGCTCTTGGCTCTTGAGAATCCACTTGAATGTGTACACCCTAGCATCCATAGAGTAAGTAATCACCAAGTGGTAGTCATCTTGGTTAGGTATGTCAACGCTGGAGTGTTCAGGGACTACACAGTAAGACTTAAGCAGATTGCGAAATTCGTATCCACTAATTTTAAGTTCAGTTATCAAGCTCTTCATTTTGTTCAGGCTTCCTTCCTATCACCATATATAATTCATCTACATTCTCACCTGCCCCAGCATCCTTGAAGATTTCCCATAGCTTAGCTTTAACAAAGGCAATGACCTGACGGCATCCAAAGTGATAACAAATTTCGTTAGCAAATTCTTTAGTGCAGTCGTTCCAGTCTTCGATGCCTCCATCTCCTGCAAGCATAAGCACAAGAAGGTCCTTCGCTCCATTGGGATAGTGCTTAACTTGCGTGATGATAATCATCGTGGACTTATCAGTACGCCAGCACCACAGGTCTAAGTGTCCCTTGTATATCCCTTCACTGACAAGGTCAACGCCTCCGCAGTCATCGTCAGTTGCAATCGCTTCGTCATAGTAGGCTATCAACTCAGCGTCTAATTCAAATGGCATCATCTTGGTTAACATTAGTTGATTACCTTTGTTTAGTTGTGCAAAAGCAAGAGGCCCTGACCCCCGAAGATCAGAGCCTCTGCCCCTTCATCTTGGGTGATGCGACCTACCCAAGATCAAACCCGCCGCTTGTATCATCTACTTCTTCGGCATCCTTCTCCCGCTGCATCATGTCCAGCACATCGTCACGGAAACTGTCGTCCATCGAATCAAAGTAATCCTTGATGATTCGATAAGAGACACGGGAAGCTGACCGATCCTCTTGCTGCATGAGCAGCCGCAATGCTGCGTGAAGGTAGTCCCCCTGTTCATCGTGAGGGAAGTTCACACCCACTGTGCGGGTCTTGTTCTTTCGTTTGCTTTCAGACATTACCAGTCCTCTCCAATTTCTTGCATGATCGCTTTCAGCTCAAGGCTAATTGCCTCGCAGCGTTCTTTCATCTTGATGACCTCAGTCAGTTGATCTGATATCAACCAGCGAAGCCTTGCCGTTGATACTTTACCATCGGTTCGAGGGTCTTTGTAGTCCCTTTGCTCGACGATAACATCGAAAGATTCAGGCATCATCTATACATTTCCTTTCGCAATCTCAAGTAGTGCGACTGTGTACATACGAACATCACCATCAATGGGCGACTCGAATCGCTCAGCTTCAAACTTGCCATCAGATTCCATTTGATTTTTCTTGTTCAGCATATTGCCGACTAGATCTATGAAGTCTTCATTGAATCCAACGGTCTCCCACGTGAACCTCAGCGTGTCCAGCATCCGACGCTGCGCATGGTAGTGTTCCTTCGACAGGGCTTTGGTTGCTTCGTCTTGTTCAGTCATATTCATTGCTCACCTTTCCTTTAGCAGTACGCTTGATACTGATAATCCTTGCAGGCTTTGCGTTTAAGTTTTCTACCTCGATGCTCCTGAGGTATTCACGGAATGCTTGAAGAGTTGAGAGCCAATGCTTCTCGATTGACGACTCAGGGCTTTCCTCTACGGCAACGATGCATTCTTTCTCTACGTTTTCGAGTAGGGCGTTCACCTCGGTGGCGATATCTGAATAGACCTCGACCTTGACCATCAAGTCCACAAAATTATGGAAGACTTGACCGGCTCTTGATTTCGTATCGATATAGTCAGGCATTAAGAAGGCCACCCATTCCGCAACGAGGGGCGGTGGCATTGGCTATGCCTTTCCCCTGCCTCGGAGTCCTCAAAGTGGGAAAGGATGACCACCAAGAACACCGCGTTGCTACGGCGCACGATAGCACTCCCCTTCCAGATCGTAAGGTTCAGTAATACAAATGCACCCAGCTCCACACTGAGCAGCGGTCGAACATGTAGTCTGCAAGCAGATAAAGCAGCTTGCCTTTGATGCCACGGTCACGAACGCCATCGAAACGAACAGCGCAATCATGACCCAATAGATTTTATTCTCTTTCATTTTCATTTTAGTTTAGGCCCTTTCTTTTTATTTGGCATGATAATGTAAATAACAAACAGTAACAAGACAAACTCTACAATCTCAAACACTTTCACCCTCAATAATCTCCATTCAAATTTCCTGAGAATCCAGAGTAATCACTGTACTCGTCACCGTAGTCCAACCCTTCTGCCCAATGATATCTCCTTCGACCTCTTCGCCTTTCTCGCTTAGGCCAAGGCCTACTAACCAAGGCTAAGAAATACCTTTGCTTCTTTGATAAGAATCCATTGTCATGAAGGAAGTTCTTACACCCGATAGCAAAGTTGTTTCTTGGCGCTGTCTTCAAAGCTTTCTCTATCAGCTCCTCATTGGTAAGCGTTTCGCTTTGCGTCACTGAGTCCACGTTGTGTCCACTCCGCTGTCTAACAAGTAAGCGTTCGCAACAGCTTTCTGAACTGTCTCGTCACCATAGTACTTACGACTAAGTAATTCTTCCCAGGAAGTTTCTACCGGATTCCATTGCCCTTCAAATCCATAGCATGAGCAATGGGTACCGTATGTTTCAAATAACTTTCCATTCTTCCTGAAGAGGCAGAATGAATCTTCTTCGTAGGAATAGCAATTGAATTCATACACAAGGATTGTCGCACCTTGAAGAGATTTCAATACATCATTATGTTCTGTTTTTCCTTTTTCATCATTTTCAAAAGATGAATACCAGTCTTCGGCAATTGATTTAGCAGTTACGTCTTTAACATCATTCATAATTTTACTCATTAGCCATAGGCCAGTTAGGTGGTGCAAGGAAATGAGTGTGCCCACCATGCTCAATGATGTACGGCTTGGGCGGTGCCTTCTTGAATGTCGATTCAAACAAGACGTGATGGAAGTGCGAAAGGAAAAGCTTCACTGCATACCGCCGCGCACGGGCATCGATCTGCCCATCACTTAGCTTGCCACTCTCAAGCTTGTCTCTCGTGTCGTTCTTAGCGTAGTTCTTTTCGGTGAGCTGCCTCGCTGCCGTCTCGGCATTGCCTCCCGCCTCGTTCCTGTCGATCTCGTATGCCTTTCGTTCCTCGTACACCTTGCCATACACGTCGTTGTCGTAGCCTCTCAGCTTCATGAAAGACTGGCCGATCTTCCACGTCAGCACCTTGAGGTCAGCGTTCCAAGGTCGTCGCGTTTTCTTTTCCCACTTCACTGTTGGGTCAAGCCCCGCGAATCTCCAGATGTGTCCGACTGTTGGTGCCTTGTTGATGTCGATGTGGGCAAGGAGGCCAGCCGAAATGACAGGCCCGATACCATGAATGGAGAGCATCCACTGCCCTGCCTCTGTGCTTTTAACGTACTGGTTGAGCGTTGATTTAATTCCTCCCTCGATGGTCATGTAATTTTCCATGTTCCATTCGATGATCTCGTTAGGCTCACCTGCCTTGGAAGACTCACGCATCTGTGCGCTTGTCCTGATCCTCAGCTCTTGTGCATCGTAGTATGAGTCAACGAGATACCTCGCCTCGCTGCTGCTTAAGGCACTTGCTGCATTGCGTAGGTCTTTGTTTACTTTCGTTACTAACTCGATTCGGTCATCAGTATTCATGTCAATCCTTTCAATATTCTATGGCTCACTCTTATATTTTGTAACTGTCGAGAGCAATGGTTCATTCCTTAAGTATGGTGCGCTCAAGTTGAGAGATTCATTCACCTTCTACGGTACGATCTTTTACGCATGATTCATTCGGTTTATATGTAGCTATCCTCTGTTTATGATTGGTTAAGCTAGTCCTACTCGCCACCCTTAGGTATCCAAGAAGAGAACGCTTCCTTCCTTAGTTCGTCCAACTCTTTCTCAATCGAATACTTCTTGTACTTGGCAATCCGTATCAGGGTTTCAATCTTGTTGACGTTTGAGAATGCCTTCCTTTTATCAGCAAGCTCAAGATCTACATCAAGCTTAATGATCTCACGATTGACAGCATTCAATTCCTTCTGCTTTCCGTCAGCCTCAGCCTTGATCACGTTGGGATGACGTTGCTTAGGTGCTGGAGTTTCGATCTCAGTCTGCTCACTCATGATAATGCGTACCCAGTCATGTCAATAAGATCACCGCTTGGTTGGTGTCCGTCATGGTATGTATCAAGCCATCCATTTAGTAACCTCTTAAGAATCATGATCTCCCTAGATTTACTCTCAACACCTTTATCAAATGATCTGCACTCAGGACACTGAAGTTGTACGTCCTTTGTATACATGTCGCCGCACGTCAGGGTGTAGTTACCTTGATCCATGTTGCGCTTACCGCATGTTGTCATTTGCATTTACTTACCTCCTGTTTAATGTCCATTGGACATTAGCATTCGTAGAATTTGGTACTCTCGAACTTTTTGATTCACTCTCACATTTTGTAACTATCAAGTGTAGAGGTTCACTCATTGCATGTGTAACTATCGAACAGAGTGGTTAGTTTACCTTGATCTCTACAACCTTGCCCCACGGAGGTCGGTTGTTGTACTCAGGCCAGCCGGGGTAGGTGCCTGGGGTAAACACCGGCTCGCTTGACATCCAAAGAACGTCACACTTAGGGCGTGGCACGGACACCGCAGAGCCCAGGTCGGTGAACACGACCACACCGTCAGGAGTACCCGACTGTTGTTGAAGCCAGATGAATGGCGCATCAAATCGAGTGCCCCCGCCGACAGGAAAGCTAGACGGGATAGGGTCATTGGGTCTCAGATCAACGATATGACCATGAAGAACGCGCGTGTTAAACGGCACGATAGTCAGACGTTTAACGCTTACGGTCTGTCGGATGCGAGTGAACTGGGAAGACAGAGCCCTATGTGCAGGCCAGTCCATTGAAATAGACACATCCCAGAAAGCGACCATCCAGTCCACTGATTCCTTGATCTCGGCTGGCTCGTACCGCCCAAGCTGCAAGCCACGTCGATCAAGCCTGCTCCACGAGCGACCAGAAGGGTTGCCGTTCTTAGTGAAGAAAGATCTGAGTACGGTAGACCAATCAGTACTAGGCTTAACGAGATTATCTACAGTTCGCTTAGCGTAGACAGCACCGCTGTTACCGGCGGAAGAATGATGCATGTTCTTCGCCATCGAAAGATCTTCCTTGAGGTCATGCATTGCGTCACGCTTCTCAGATTCAGAGAGCGCACTGCCATCCTCGTTGGTCGCATCCCACACCTCACCCCAAGGCACATCCTCATAGGCATCAGAAAGTTTAGACTTAATAGAAGCCTCGCTTGAGTCAGCATCAGGCTCAGGTGGACGATCCTTGATGTCACCGACCTGCTTGCCTTGGCTTGGGTCATTTCCATCATCATCACCATCACCATCACCAGATACATCACCTCCATCACCATCATCACCAGCATCAGCGTCAGTATTCTCAGAGCGAGCATCCGAGTCAGAGTCAGGACCAGAAGGTCCATCGCCTTCCTCTTGCTGGATCACGGGATCACCAGTCCCGTCGCCGGGTTCATCATCAGAGCCAAGGTCATCATCAGCAGGCTCGTCACCCGGATCACCACCACCCTGCCCATCGCTACCGACAGGACCATCCTGCTGCTTAGGCTTCTTGGGTTGGGGCGGATTGATCTTGGCGTTGTCTACTAGGTAGTGATAGATGCGTTCCTCTGACCAGCCGGTGTACTTGGAATCACACAGCCCGCCCTTCGGGAGCGTGAAGCCAGATGCAATCATCATAAGGTTAATCAAATGATCGCAAGCAATATTCCAAAGCTTGGCATCCTTGTTACCTCGGCGAATGTCATGCCCTAGAGAGACGTGCCAGTACTCATGCATAAGCAGGCCGATCTGCTCAGCCGTCGTCAAGGGATTCCAAAAATCATGGTTGACATAGAGATACTTGCCGGAGACAGCAGCGGTCTTGACTTCCCATCCGTTGGGAGCGACAGCACCGACGATCACCGTCATGCCCATCGCTTTAGCTGCAATGAAAGGCTCAGACATCAAACCTTTGAGTCGGCACTTGGCAATCTTCGCCTTGATCTTGTCAACCTGAAGGCCACTGAGTGGTGTGTACTTGTTACCAGTACTCTTAACGATATCCATTTCATATCCTTTCTTAATACCCATTGGACATTAAGCTTCGTAAAAACTAAACATTCAGGTGCTTGAACTCTCGCTTGAAGTTAGTGAACTCTTCAGTCACAGCACAGAACTCAGGGTTGGCATCGGCCATCATCTTGAAAGCAAACACTGCCAAGCCCTCGTCCATGCGCTTGATGTACTTGATCGCAGCCTCTGCCATCTCGCGAGTGATGTGTTCGCCCGCATTCTTGATACGACCGAAGTCATAAGCAAGATTGCAAGCCATCGCATAGCAAGCCGATGCGTTGTGATTGGGAACCGGAGCATCATCAGGGTTGAGATAGATCGCCTCGACAGGACACAGTTCAGAGGCCATGCGAATGAAGCCGCCGAACTCAAGGCCAATCTCTTCGCCGCACTTGTGCTGGACGATCTGAGAAACCATCCGATCATTGTGCAGAGGCAAAGACTCGATCAGGTAGGACGACTTAGCCCACGAGCGAGGTGAAGCAAAGGCTCCAGACTTGTCAGGGTTGAAGTTATACAGATTCTCAGGCTTCCACTGAATGTAGGCACGAATCCGAGGGTCAATCCCTTCGGACGCAGCCCAGGTGAGCCAGACCTCAGCGTCAGGGTCAGGCATATTGAAGATGTACATACGATCTTCAAGCGACTTGATCAGCTCGTTGCCGCCACAGTTGTCTTCGGGTCGGTTAGCACCAGCCATGAAGAACAGATTCTTATCGACAGGAGAACCCTCAAGGCTCCAGTCTTCAAGCATCGACTGAATGCCACCCTGCTGGTCAGGCATACACTTGTCGATCTCGTCCAGCATCATAAGCACACCGTTGTACTTATCCTTATCGTAAGAAGCTTCGATAAACTTCTTGGTAGTCAGGAACTCAACGGTCATCGTCTTCATGTTGGGCACGAGAAAACCCTGAATGTCAGGGCTAGGTGTACGAGACAGAATCGACACCGCAAGCAAGAGCTGACGAGACTCAGCAAACTGTGCTGCTCGCTGCGTCTTACCAATGCCGGGTCCGCCAAGGAACGTAAAGATTGAACCACGACCAGGGATCTTGTCTACCTGAGTAGAGAGACAAGCGTTCATCATCATGAACATGTCATCCTCGATGGTCGGGTGCGAAGTTTCCATAAGAAGTTCGTTAAGTGGAGTGCGTGTCATTTGGTTATATCCTTTTCATATTCTTAATTGATAATGTCCGATGGACATTAAATTTGTGGGTTGTTTTTAGTAGTTGTCTGTTGCAGGCGGTGCCATCTGTCCGAAGTGTCCGATGCGATCAAGGATATCATCAGCCTTCTTCGATGCGTCTTCGCGGATCTTCTCGTCCACTCGCAGAGTCTCAGGGTTCATGTGCGCAAGGTCTTTCAAAATCTGCTGTCGCACTGACTCAACCAAGGGATCGTTGCCGATGTTAAGATCCTTCACCTTCTTCAGGAGGGCATCAACCTTGGTCACGGTCACGTCACGGAAAGAACCCTTCTTCTGTCCCGTGTACCCATCCATTGCTTCTTTGAATCCGCCGATCGTTTCGGTCATGATGCTGCCAAGGCTCTCTAAGGAATGAGCAAACTTTTCCTTCTCCTGTGTGGCGACAAGAGATCGGAACCGTTCACGCTGCGCAGCCGTGATGCCAGCTCGCGGGTCATGCTCAGGGTCAGGAACCAACTTGATGTCATACTCGACGTATACTTTCGAGCGGATCTCGTCCGCTGTCGGGTAGTCTTCCTCTCGGAAAGCAGAGCCAAGAGCAATGCGCTGCTCTTCGATCCAAGCAGGCAGCTTGTCGCAGACCTTCTCGACCTGCTGCTCGCAATCAATCTTGCAATCGCTTGCGATTTTTTCAAGCTCATCAGTCTTGAGGTTCTTCGCGATGCGATAAACATCCCAAGCCAGACTCAAATCATTGAACTCGTTTCTCGCACGGACCTGAATATTTTTCAGCTCCTTCACTTCTTCGCTGCCCATTGCGTCGATGGTTGTCTTGAACTTCTTCGGGTCAGCTTGATGCTGCTGTGCAGTACCATCGGAAAGATCCTTCCGAGTCTTTCGCTGTCCGAACATGCCCATAGAAAGCTTGACCAAAGAACACTCTTCTGAAAGCTTCATTCCACTATCTTTACCGTTACTCATTGGTATATCCCTTCACTCTCGGCACTTGATATCCGTTGTTAATGTCCATTGGATATTTAAGTGCATGTTTTAAGCAGGTCGTTAGACCGTACTATTGGATTGAGATAACAAGTATAGCACACTATAAACACTTGTCAACTCTTCTTGTTAATTAAAATAAAATAAAAACATACAATAAAACAAGTCGTCTATCATACAAGACTCACTACTCTGTGGGTTCACGAAAGGATTTCTTCCATGCCCCTCACAGGATTGGATGCACATAACAAAATGTCAGACAGCCCAAAGAAGAAGCGCAAGCTTGTTAAACACGGCCCTGAGCGTACAGAACTAACCGACATCGAACAGAAGTTTATCAGCGAGATACTTAGAGACGATGCCAACAGGCCCACCACTCTCAGCGCAGCGATGCGTAACGCTTGCCCTGAGAAAAGAAAGTGGACATCCAAGGCCCTCACTAATGACGCAAGCCGAGTCTACAATCGAGACATCGTAAAGGATGCCATCGAAAGAAAGCGTGCGGCCATAGAAAGAGAGCGAAGACGCTCAACCAGGGTGACTAAAGCGTTCATCGAGAATCGTCTAGTCGAGGAGGCAACCAACGCTGACAGGCCAGCGGACAGGATCGCCGCACTCAGGGCGCTCGCCTCCATGCAACCCGAAGAACTACCCGAAGATCCAACCAAAGATGCAGCCTCCAAGGAAGATCTTGTGAATAGGTTGGAAGATATTCTTCAAGAGAAATTAGGATCAGCGATCGACGTAACCCCAGAGCTTGACGTGTCTGCAATCGAGGCCACCTCCGCAACCAAGTCATCCACGAGCATGTCCACAGCAGACCTGACTGACCTGACTGACGACGATGAGGAGGACGACGATGACGATGGTGTGATTGACGTTGAGGTTGTGACTCCGGCGGAACCTGAGCCTGAGCCAGACCTTGACCCCGTAACCAAAGACTCAGAGCCTGCGTTCTGATTCTTAATGTCCATTGGACATTTTATCTAGGTAATCGTAGTCAATCACGATCTGTCCCTTGGACTGCTCAAACGCTCCATCCTTCTTGCCCATTCGATACGCACCGAACGGTATGACTGCGTAGACTACGCTTCGCACCATTAGATCTAATTCGTAAGACAATCCCATGCCTTGAATCATTGGCACAAAATTAAGAGTGAATACTGACGCAGCTAAAAGAATTCTATTCATTTGATTCACCATTCACCTTTCGTTCCACACTCTCAAGTCGGCTTGAGAATTCTTCAAGCATAGACTGAAGTGCTTCGGCTTGCGATCCATCCCATTCCTTAAGCCATGCATTTACTTTGTCCCAATTTCTAGGGGCAGGCTTTGAATCATACTCGATTCCAAGCCATGGATTAGGCGTTGAGACAACGTAGTCAGCAGCCATGGCCCAGGTAAGCAATTCAGAACGTGTAGATTTATAGTTTGCAAACTCTGAGTCATCACCGATGTGATTGGATGCGAAGTCTTCAAGCAAATCACACGCATAGATCTGATCCGTTCGGTCATTCATAGTTTCATTCTCGCAAGCATCCTTATAGCTAATGATATTTTCACGAGCCAATCCAAGCACCATCTCTACTGCATCACAAAGATTCATTTTGATTCCCTTCTTATTGTCCATTGGACATTATGTTTTGGCTACTTGTTCTCGTAGATTCTGAAACAAAACATGTCGCCAACTTCAATACCACATTCATTATGGATGAAGTCGTGCATGTTTCCATAGATAGTGAACTGAAGAAAGCAATGCTCTTGCGAGATCTTGCATCCAGCCATGATGGCTGAAAATCTGAGAAGCCAAGCATTTATAAACCCACTATGCTTAAGCGAAGGCTCATTGCCTCCGTTATTCGATGAGATTTCGACAGTAATCTTATTCCAAAGTGGAACTAGTCCATCTCTTGGAACGAATTCTTGTGCAATAAGCGGCTCAGAGCAGAGGTGAGGCCTATCTCTTTCTCCAGAGATTTCCATATAAGCATCACCACTTGGATCAAGTTCGAGATTGATTTTCTTTGTAAGCATTTGAATATCCTTTTCTTATTGTCCATTGGACATTTGTTCAAGCGTTAGGCGAATCATCTACCCCGTACCTATCCAAGCATACGGGGCTAGTGATTAGCCTAGCCTCTCTGCTCGTAGTCATTGAGTATCACTTCAGCACACCCATTCCAGAATGCAGAGCGACTCACTTTCTTAAGCCTCCTGCATCTTGAGTATTCTTCTCCGCAATAGGTGACAGCCTTAAGATGGTCACCATCATGCTCTTTCAAGATGCCCATAGCAAAGGCCTCTTGATCTTCAGGTGTCGAGTGTTCTAATCCCATATCTAACCCCTCAATTCCACACGTACTTGATGCGTCGATACTTGGAGCCATCATGCTCCCACACTGAGCCACGCCACAAGTTAATGCAGAGTGCATGGTTTCTGTTATGCGTGAAGATTCGGAAGCGCTTCCCGCTCACCTCCACACCTGTGATCTTGTACTTCGGCTCCGCACTGACAGGCCAGTAGTCAGAGCTAATGGCATCATGCATATCATCGAACCAATGAGTCATTCCCGATGGCAGTCGAACTCCAACCCCCTTACCGATAGGCCTGCCATCGAGCAAGCGAACGGTTCCTCCATGAGGCCCGTTGCCCTTGCACTCAGAGATTACATAGTTATTAACATTTTCCATTTGAATTCCCTTCGTCTACTCGCACTCTTGGATGCAATAGCATCCATCATTAGGTTCAGGCTTCACACTGACACAACCAATCATCAGCACACACATTAGAGCGAGGATTAAATATCCATTGGACATTAAAACTCAGCTCCACAGTGATGGCAGTATCCGCCGCCGGGATAGGTGTGCGTCCATTGATGACCGTACACCTTGCAGTCACGTCCGGGCCTGAGTCCAGGCCACTTATCGAACGCCTCCTCTTGCTCACGGTCGAGTCCGCCGCGCACAAGATCCCATCCAACCATCACAGTTTCCACGTCGTCGATCTTCTTACCCATTCCACTCTTCTCCGATCTTCCATTGAAAGTATGCATGGAATTCATACCCCACGTCGATACCGCATACTTTACTAAGCCACTTAACAAGCGCTCCATAGCTCATAGAGTGAGTGTACGCTGATGAACCATCACACGATGGTAGAATCATGAACCCATCAGCAAGCACATAGCCTTCCAGCTCAGTTGGAAAGTCATTATCAAAGCAGCATTCATAGTTCCCAGTCACATGAAGCACGACGCCAGTTGCATCCTTAGGAACATTGATTCCATACTCTTGAAGGCCACCGAGGCAGATGAAATCATCCCATTCTTCCTCGTCGTCCATCTCGTTCTCGACGAACACAAGATCGTTCGTATCCTCACGCATATCGGCGTCGTCCAAAGGAAAACGAAAGTGCAATCTTATTTGATGTGCTGCTCTTCGCTTTGCCAGTTGCTGCTCTTTGGTATAGCTAGTCATTTCACTCCCCTCTCTACGTCGAATGCATTCTGCACTTCGGCTTCGGCTTCAGCCTTGAGTCGGTCGTCGAACTTGTAGGCTCGGCCATCAGGATGAAGAGAAAACTCAGACCCCTTGCGTACAAACCAAACGCCACCCATTTCAAACGGTTCCCATATCATTTGATCTACCTCATTTTTTAATATCCATTGGACATTTAAATTTGTATGGTTCCTACAAAACAGGGGGCCGCAGCTCAATGCCACGCCCCCCTAGTCTCACACTCACTCGATCAGCTCAGTCTACTGCTGCGCGTACTCCACAGAGAAGCCGTCGTATTCCATGCCCAGCTCGCTGCGCAGCACATGAAGCTGTTCGTTCAAGCGTTCCACGATACGAGCCTGGATCTCAGCCGATCCAATGTCGCCGCCGAAAACAACGCTCAGCGATTCGGAACCACTCACCTCCTCCAGCTTACGCATCGCCTTCTCGATTTTGAATTCGATTCGAGCCATCTCTCGGATGCCAGCCATTCGATTGTCTACAGTCATTACATATCCTTTCAGGCTTTACGCCTGCGCTTAATATCCAATGGAAATTATACTTTTGGCTTTTGTTTTGAATCACAGTGATTCTCATATCCCCCACCCGTCAAGGCATAGGGGATATCAGCATCGCTGATTTACTCGAAACGGGATCGGAGGAGCGAACTAAGCGGAGGCCTCTCGGCCTCCACTTGATCCAGACTACGCAGCCTTCGCTGCCTCAGCCTTCTCAGCCTTCGCTGCCTTCGCCTTCGCTGCCTTCTCAGCCTTCTCAGCCTTCGCTTTTACTGCCTTCTCTCGCTTCACAGCCTTCGCCTTCTCGGCGGCGGCCAGCTTCGAAAAAGCCTTCGCCATCTTGGGGTCCTTCAGAGTCTCAAGCGCTTCTTTTACATCCGTTCCCAGCTCAAGCCCGACGAAAGCCTCGGCCAGTTTGTAGAAAGCTGTCCGCGTATCGGGCGAGAGGAAAGCCTCAAGCTGTTTCTGATTCGAAACTTCCTTTGTCAAGAGCCATGCTTCGCACGCCTCAGGATTGCGAAGCAGAGGCTTCAGATCCGAGGAGCGCTTCAGCTCAGCTTCCTTCCGAAGCTGCTGACCGAGGAGCCATCCGCGCTCGGCCGTTCGACCGATCCCGAATTCCGCTTTGTACTCAGCGACAGCGTCCGCCACTTCCTTCGATGGCCGACCCTTACCTGCAAGCGGTACTCCAAGCGTCGCGTTGCGCGCAGCGACATGTAGCGCGACCCGCATTCCCGTGACGTTGAACCGCTGATCAAGTTTCGCTACCTCGGCTCGCTTCGCATCGGCTGACGTTTTGTCTGCATCGCCCGATTTGATCAGAGCCTTGAGGTTTGATACCAGCATGGACAGCTTCACGTTTTCAATTTTAATTTCACTCATTTTTATACTCTCACTATGGCCCACTAGGGGCGTTGGGTTGAATGTCATATTGACATTATACAATCGAGCAACACGCTCGTTTGTTCTTATCAGTAGGTCGCTAGACCGTACTGTCTAAAGCTTATCACAGAGTCTAGCTATTAGCAAGCACTCCAACCGATTCGAGATATCGCACTAGCTTGCGTCGGTTGATCCGGTTTGCATTGCTCCAGTCAGTAGCCGTCACTCGGAGCCGTTCCGCCCGCTTGGCATCGGTACACATTCGGATCGCTTTGAGCCACTTCGCTTCCATAGCCTCACTAGGGGACTCTCCTCCTACGTCGTACCGCACCGCGTGGTTGCCGCGTGCGTGGAATCTATTGCGCTCAATAACCGCGTGCGCTCGCTTCTCGGCAGCCTTACCCGGTAATTGCTGCGTTCGGCTATTCTTTCGGCCAACCTTAGGGCGCGCGTCAAAGCCCGCTGTCAAGCTTGCGTCGACCTCGCTTCGTCGCGTCTTTGCTACCCGATCCAGACCATCGCCGTTGATTAGAATACCCATCTCTCTCGCTCTCTCTGGTAGGCCGCTAGGCCGTACCGTTATTCGTTTTCGTCGAGCAAGGGAATCATGCCATAGGGAGTTTAGACTGTCAAGCATTATCGAATGGTTTTTAAACTCCAAAGGATAATAACACTCAGAAGTGTACTGTGACATAATGTCTCAGACTAGACTTTTTATACTTTCTATAGGGTAGGTAGGGTCTGGGCGAACGTCGCGCACAAGCGATCCTAGGGAGTCTGAGAGCGTGCCGTTTCTGGCACAGTTTAGGCTATTGGGGCGTGGGTTCAGAGCGGGTGTATTGGCATGGTAACTGCCAATTGTTGGGGGGTGGGGTGGCTTAATCAGAGTGGAAACAATGGGACCGCCCTGTGTTGCGTCTTAGCAGTCGTGAATGTGATATCGCGTCACAATTAGCGTGCTTTCGGTATCGTGAGACTCGATTCGTGAATTCGGAAACGCGACAGTAATGTCGTATGAAGGGGAACCCCCCTTTTGTGGCGTTCAGAATTTCCACAAACGAACATGATTGTAGAGAGGCAATCTGTATTCCTTAGAGGCAACCTGTATTTTTGTACGGATTGAAACAAAGTTTCTAGGCAATAAAATTTCCCAAAAAAATATTATAAATGATCCGCCGTAAGGACATGAGCTTGGCAAAGCAATAAGCGTGGCGTTTAGGGTTGAGACCTAAGATCACTAATCTCCATCAAATTGATCTGTGACAAAATGTCGCAATTAAATAAAAGTCTCTCCTAAAATACAACTATCCAAACGTCGCATTTGGTGAGAATGCAAGTTGTTGTCCGGCGGATAGAATTGGAAAGCTCATTTAGAAAGGTGAACGTCAGTCATGTAAAAGACTTGATTTCCATACTCAAAATATGATATTTAAGGCAAGCCTCAAGAGAACAAACGATCGGTTCCAATAGGTAATTAATCGAAACGTGATATTGATATTTTTTACTTGGAAAAAATGTCGATATATAGTGTAGATGTGGTATTTATAGGATGGTTGGATTTGGAGTTTGTTCGAAGATTTGTATGATTAGGAGGTGATCGTTTAGAAGAAGCAAAGCTTCGTATCGTTCACCCCTCTTATGACCCACACCTTGGGGGTGTGGAGCAAAATAATCCAGAGGGTTCTCTCCAAATGATTTATCCCTATCTATCCAATCTAAATGAGCGATGACGTACAAGATTCTTTGCGATCCTTCACGATCAACTTGGAGCAAACAGAGATCGCTCTATAGAGATAGGGTACAAGAGAAAGGAATTTATGATTCAGTCTGAAATGCTAGAAGCACACAACTGTGATTGCATCTGCTCTGAATGCAACCCAGAGATTGATTGCGAGAAGATCGCTCTCAGTTCAAAGGACTTCACTGAGTACAAAGAAAGGGTTCTTGAGAAGAAGAACAAGAAGAAGGCAAAGCCAACAGTCATCTTCAATGAATGGGAAGGTGTCGAAAGGGCTTTAAGGGAAGTCTTTCCTTCTGAGAGTAAAACTGGATTTAACATTGAAGTAAAAGATGTTGAAGACGTAATGGATGTACTCAACACCACTTCAGTGATCGCAATTGATATGATTTGCCAGGACGCAATCGATCTTCCTGCTATCCGCCAACAGGCATCTACAAAGAGGTTGTCCAGTGAAAAGCTTTCTGGTGGATTACGTCATGACGGAGCAGAGTAAGAAGGATGCAGAGACCCAAAACTTATTCATGTATTCAGCGGAGATTGAGGCCGAATCGTTTGAGAAAGCAGAACGGGTGCTTTCCGCAATCAAGTCCACTGGCATATTGGTTGGGGAAGTTGTTTCTTTAGACGAACCAAGTTAACCTGATGCTTCTCATTCTATTGAATAGGATGCACCAGATTGCCTAACTCCACGTCTTACACAAAAAGAGAGCCTGACCTTAGTCAGTACGCAGGCAAGCTAGGTCAATTAGATGACGAGTCTCTAAGTGAAGTCCAAAAGCTTCTAGACCGAATCAGGGCTCTCGACCTCAGGCAATCCGCCCAAGAAGATTTTCTCACATTTGCAAAGCGTGTCTGGCCTGAGTTCATAGAAGGCAACCACCATGCGATCATGGCTGACGCCTTCAATCGAATCAAAAGCGGTAAACTCAAAAGACTGATCGTGTGTATGCCTCCACGGCACACCAAGTCTGAGTTCGCTTCGTTTCTTCTTCCTGCTTGGTTCTTGGGAAACCAACCTAAAAAGAAGATCATCCAAGCCACCCATACGGCTGACCTCGCCAAATCATTTGGCTTGAAGGTCAAAGATCTCATCGACAACGACCCTATCTACGAAGAGATTTTCCCTGGCGTCAAACTCAAGAAGGACGAGAAGGCCAGTGGTAAGTGGAGAACCAACCAAAAAGGCGAGTACTTTGCTGTCGGCGTGAATGGTGCAATCGCAGGTCGTGGTGCTGACCTCTGTATCATCGATGATCCTCACGCAGAGAAGGATGTCCTGACATCCAACGACAAGGCTGCGTTCGACACAGCCTATGACTGGTATCTCACTGGTCCTCGTCAGCGCCTCCAGCCCAATGCGGCGATCGTGATCGTGATGACTCGCTGGTCCAAGATGGATCTGTGCGGGAAGATCCTGGCGAAAGCCAAAGCGGACGGTGAGCTAGAAGAATGGGAAGTGATCGAGTTCCCGGCGATCCTGAATGAGGACTCGGACACTCCGCTGCCTGTCTGGCCTGGGTTCTGGTCTCTCAAGGAGCTGACCAAGCTCAAGAAGGAACTTCCGATCCAGAGATGGTCTGCACAGTATCAACAGAACCCAACTGCCTCTACTTCGTCTGTGATCAAAAGAGAATGGTGGAAGCCCTGGAAAGAACCTCGGCCACCGCATTGCTCGATCGTGATCCAGTCTTGGGATACGTCCTTCTCTTCTAAGGACTCAGCCGACCCCTCCGCGTGCATCGAGCTGGGGGTGTTTGATATGGAAGGCCCTAATGGTCGTCCTCAGGCTAACGTGATCCTTCTCGATGGGTTCCAAAAGAGAATGGAGTTCCCTGAACTTAAAGCAGAGGCATACAGTCGTTACAAAAGAAAACAGCCTGACATAGTTTTAATTGAAACGAAGTCTACGGGTATGCCTCTTGTGCAAGAGCTTCGCATGAGAGGAGTTCCGATTCAGGAGTTCGGTGGATCAACGCGAGGCAACGATAAAGTTGTTCGCGTTAACTCGATCGCTGACTTATTTTCCAGCGGGGTGGTCTGGTATCCAGAAGGCAAGAAGTTTGCAGAAGAAGTGATTGAACAGTTTGCTGACTTTCCTGCCAACTCAAGCAATGACGACTATGTAGACGCCATGACACAAGCCCTCATTCGGTTCAGGCGTGGGGGTCTTATTCCTTTGGACACAGACTACGAAGAAGAAGATGACTTTGAGCCTGTGAACGCCGCTTACTATTAAGACAAGGATTCATAATAAATGAAAGTCTTTACATCAAAGAGACAAGAAGTGGAAGCAATTCAGTTCAACAGCATGGACGACGTGGACGAGCTGATGGACTTCGATCCTCGCATCCAGTGGCTGAACAGCAAACAGAACTGTATTGCCTTCAAGGAACATGCAAACACTTTTCCGCTTCGAGCGGGAAGCTGGTTCGTCAAATTCCCTTCCGGCCAAGCGCATGTGCTTTCCGACCAACAGATGGAAGATGGCTTCGAAATTATCACTGCTTCCAAGGGCGGAATGCGAAAGAAGAAGTCAGAACCCACAGTTGAAAAGCCTGATCTGTATATGCCCAAGGCGGTCAGAGACGCAGTCAACGTTCCCGGCATTCCCGAAGACATGCTGGGCGGTGAGGGAGACTGATCATGGCAGTCGACAAGTCTATCTCAGTACCTTTGCCTGGAGATCCACCCCTGCCGAACGGAGAGATGGACTCGTTCTTGATTCCGCCGGAACCAACGGATTCAATCGATCCTGACATCGTCATCGAAGACACGGACGATGGTGGGATCATGATCGACTTCGATCCTTCCGAGGAAAGACTTGCCGATGTAGATGAAAACTTTGCAGTTAATCTTGCTGAGTTTCTTGACGAATCCTACTTGAATGAACTCTCGTCAAACTTAAAAAGAAAGTTTGATTCTGATAAGTCTTCCCGTTCTGAGTGGGAAGAGATGTACGAAGAAGGCCTTGAGCTTTTGGGTCTCAAGATCGAGAAGCGCACTGAGCCTTGGGTGGGTGCATCAGGCGTAACGCATCCCATCTTGACCGAAGCAGTCGTTGACTTTCAGAGTCAAGCGATCGGAGAGATCTTTCCAGAGGGTGGTCCTGTCAGAACCAAGATGGTCGGAGAGGACAGCTCCAAGAAAACAAGGCAGGGGCTTCGCGTAGAGCATCACATGAACTGGATGGTCACCGAAGAGATGGTCGAATACCAAGAAGAGATGGATCGACTCCTCTTTGCACTGCCCTGTGCAGGCTCTGCGTTCAAGAAAAGCTACTGGGACACGGATCAAAACCGCATTGTCTCTGTCTTTGTTCCGGCGGAAGATCTGGTAGTCAATTTTGGTGCGACTTCTCTTAAGACATCGACTCGATGTTCAGAGATTATGCGCAAAGATGGCAACTGGATACGTCGAAGGCAGGTCTCTGGGTTCTATCGTGACGTAGATCTTCAAGCAGTTGACTCTGAAAGGACTTCACTTAAGGAAAAGCAGTCCGAAACCAGTGGTGAACGAGCCCAGACAGACGATGACGACACCTACACCTTGGTTGAAATGCATGTAAACCTCGACATTGAAGGGTACGAAGACCAAATTGAAGGTCAAGACACAGGAATTGCCCTTCCCTATGTCGTCACTTTCGATACAGGCTCCAACGAAGTGCTTTCAATCTACCGAAACTGGATGCCAGACGACACTTCCAAGCAAAAACGAGACCACTACACCCACTACCAATACATTCCGGGCTTTGGTTTCTACGGATTGGGCCTGATTCACCTTATGGGTGGCCTAGCAAAGGGTGCAACGTCCATGTTGCGCCAGTTGATCGACGCTGGAACGATTTCCAACCTTCCTTCGGGCTTCAAATCGCGTGGATTGCGCGTAACAGGCGGCTCAACACCGCTTGCGCCCGGTGAATTCCGAGATGTGGACGTTCCTGCCGGGAAAATCAGCGATAACCTGATGGCTTTGCCGTACAAAGAGCCCTCGAACGTACTTTTGCAGCTACTGGGCATGATTACCGAGGAAGGAAGACGTTTTTCCAGCTCGATGGACATCAGCATGGGCAATATGAACCAAGAAACGCCTGTCGGGACGACATTGGCGCTCTTGGAACGCACCATGAAGGTGATGACGGCCATTCAACGCAGACTTCACCGATCTTTGAAGGATGAATTCAAGATCATGGTTGAAATTCTGCAAGGTCAGCCAAATAAGGTCTATCCCTACGAGGTTGAAGACGAAGATCCTTCGATCATGCAGTCTGACTTTGATAGTCGCATCGATGTCATCCCTGTTTCTGATCCGAACGCTTCAACGTCTAGTCATCGCATCATGAAAGGGCAGACTGCTCTTCAGATGTTTGCAATGGCTCCTCAAGGGATCATGGACCCGAAGCCTTTGTTCAGGTGGGCGCTTGAGCAGATGGATATTCCGGGTGCCAGAGATGTTATCCCCCTAGAGTCAGACCTCACACCCACAGACCCGATTACAGAGAACATGGCGATCCTGACAGGCTCTCCAATCAAAGCATTCATTCATCAAGACCACCAAGCGCACATCCAGACACACATGCTTGGGATGCAAGATCCAAAGGTCCAGGGAATCCTGGCGAACTCGCCTCAGTCGCAGGTTTCGTTTTCTGCCATGATGGCGCACGTCACTGAGCATGTGGCTTACCAGTATCGATCCGAGATCGAGCAATCTCTTGGCACCCAGCTTCCGCCGGAAGGTGAAGAGCTTCCTCCTGAGATTGAAGCAGAGTACTCACGCCTTGTGGCTCAAGCTGCAACCAAGCTCTTTGAGCGAAACACTGCTGAGCAGAAAATGGCTGAGAACGAACAGCTCCTTGAAGATCCGATGATGCAGATTCGGAACAAGGAACTTGAGATCTCCAAGATGAAGGAAGAAGGCAAGCTGATGCTTGGCATCGAGCGCCTTGGTTTGGATAAAGCAAAGCTTTACCAGAAGGATGAGTCTGAAGACCAAGATCGAACCCAGAAAGCAATCAGTAACACTGAGCGCGCAGCAATGGACATGCTGGGGAACATCATTGAAGCAGCCTCAAGAACGGAAGAGCTTGATAGTCGAGAGCGTTTATCTCTACTTGAGTCCATGATGGACAACGCATCTGCGGAAGCAAAGAGTATTTCCGAAGAGCGTGAACGCAAAGCTAAACTTGTAGAAGGAAGATTCAATGAAGAGAGATGAAGTAGCAGCGTCGATACTAGGTGGTCTTCTCTCAGGCTCTGATCCTGGGTACAGGATTGGGAGAGGGTTGGAGAAAGCAGTTGAAGACTCACTGAAAGCAGCAGATGCTTTTCTTGATTACTTGAAAAATGAAGGAAAGAAATGAAAGCAGGCTGGGATAACTGAATGAACGTTACTGAACTACAGCGCTTGTTTCACAAAGAGGTAGAAGAGCAAATTAAGTCTTCTTCTGAATACCTCATGGGTGGAGGAGCCGAAGACCACGGTCAGTATTTGGGACTCGTGGGCAAATTAACCGGACTGAAACTTGCCCAAACAGTAATCGATCAAATCATTAATGATTGGATTCGCAACCAAGGAGAGGATGAATAAGAATGTCAAAGGATATTCAGTACGACACGGAGGCAGTGGATACTGCAAAGAAGAAAGGGAAGTATGCTTCTCAGCTACCTCAGCCCTCTGGCTACATGATGCTGTTGGCTCTTCCTGAAATGAAAGAAGAAACGGCTGGTGGGATTGTTATTCCAGAGTCTCGTCTTTTTGATGAGCAGTCTGCTTCTGTTGTAGGCATGGTTATCAAGATGGGCTCAGATTGTTATCTCGATGAGAAGCGATTCCCAACTGGACCTTGGTGCAAAGAAGGGGACTGGGTGATGATCAAGTCCTACGGAGGGAACCGAGTTTCAATTCACGGCAAAGAATTTCGGCTGATCTCTGACGATAACATTATGGCCGTAGTAGAAGATCCGCGCGGCGTAGCGCGGGTTTCGGGGAGCTAATTTATGTCTGATGTCCAACCAGACGAAACGATTCAGATGATGTCTCCGCTGGAGCTTCCAAGCACCAAGGGAGACGGGGGTGAAAAACAGGGTCTGACAGAGATTGATTTTGATGCCAGTGATGACATTGAGATTGAAATCATTGATGACGACTCTGAGCCTGCCATCGAGCCTGTCGACAAGGAAGTGCTTGAAGAAGATGACCCTTCGATTCAAGACATTGAGCAAGAGCTGTCTGCTGAGCAGATGGACAAGCTTGGCCTGACGAAGGGCGTCCGAGAGCGGATTGGCAAGCTGACGTGGCAGAAGAACGAAGAGCGCCGCCAGCGTGAATCGATGGAGCGAATGCAGCAGGAAGCGGTTCGCTTTGCCGAGACAGAGCGTCAGGAGAACGAGAAGCTTCGTGAACTCTTGCAGCGTGGCGAACAGGTCATGGTCTCTGAGGTTCGGTCTCGAACCAAGTCAGACCTTGCCGCAGCAGAGCAGGCGTACACGATTGCCGTAGAGGATGGAGACTCTCAGAGGATTCTTGCCGCACAGAAAGCGCTCAACCGGGCGCAGATGGAGCAGTATGAAGCTGATCGCTACTCTCCTGTCCTGCCTCAGAACCAAAACAGGCAGGGCGAAAAGCAGAATAACCCGCAGAATCAACAAAGATACGCTCAGCCTCAACAAGGTTATCAACAGTATCAAGAACCTCAACGCCAACAGCCTGTCAATGAAGCATCTCAAGACCCGAAGTTGGTCACTTGGATGTCGAAAAATCCCTGGTTCAAACAGGATCAGTCAATGACAGAGGAGGCAATGAGAATTCATCGGGAGCTTACAGAAATTCGTGGCATCAACCCAATGACTGACGAATACTATAATCACCTCGACAAGCGCTTGGACCAACTCTTCCCTCAACGAAACGGGGATAAGCAGGC